TTATAAGATGCTAGGTCAAGCTGCTATACAGGTATCGTACAACAAAAGAAAGACTAAGATATTAAAAGTATCTCACTTTCCTATGGAGACTCTTAGAGCTGAGAAAGCTGGTAAAGACGGAGTTATTGGTGCTTACTACTTCCATCCAAAATGGAGTGAATTAAAGGCTACAGATAGACCTAAAAGAATCCCTACATTTAATAACGGAACTAAGGGTCAGCATAATGAGCTTTACGTAATTAAACCGTACAGAAGTGGGTTCTATTACTATGCTCCAGTAGATTATAATGGATGTTTACAGTACTGTTCTTTAGAAGAGGAAGTATCTAACTACCATATTAACAATATCAAGAATGGTTTACAACCGTCTTTATTAATTAACTTTAATAACGGTACGCCACCAGAAGAAACTCAAGCTGCTTTAGAGCGTAAGATATACGACAAGTTCTCAGGTAGTTCAAATGCTGGTAAATTTATTATTGCATTTAATGAGTCTGCTGAAACAAAAGCTGATGTAGAGCCAATTCACTTACCAGATGCTCACGCACAGTATCAATTTATGAGTGACGAAGCTACTCAGAAAATTATGTTAGGTCATGGTATTGTATCACCTATTCTATTAGGTATTAAAGATAATACTGGATTCGGTAATAATGCAGAGGAATTAAGAACTGCTGCTGTACTTATGGATAATGTAATTATCAGACCAATACAGGATGAGATTATAGATGCTCTTAACGATATATTATTGTTTAATGAAATTGTATTAGATTTATACTTTGTAACACTACAACCTATTGAGTTTACTGAGTTAGATAATATCTCTACTAAAGTAAAAAGAGAAGAGGAAACTGGAGAGAAGCTAAGTTCAGAGGTTGAGCTTAGTGAGATTCCTGTGTTAGAGGAAATAGAAGTAGTATTAGAGGAAGTTCAACCAACAGACGAAGAAGAATAAGATGGCAAGAAAAGCATTATTTATAAGTGTAGCTGACTTGAAAAAGAAGTCACTAATAGACGGAAACGTAGATTCTAGTAAGATAGTCCAGTATATTGAGGTCGCTCAAGACATTCATATACAAAACTACTTAGGGGGTAAGCTATATAAGAAATTACAATCTAGTATAGTAGACGGAACTATTAACGATGAGGTTAACGCTGACTATAAGAACTTGTTAGACGAGTTCATTAAGCCGATGTTAGTTTGGTACACTCAAGCAACGATACTACCTTACAGTGCCTTTACATTAAAGAATGGGGGGTTACATAAGCATACAGCTGAGAATGCTGAAGCTGTATCTAAGGATGAGGTTACTTATCTAACTCAGAGAATGAATGATACTGCTGAGTTTTATACAAAGAGATTTCTTGATTATATGTGCTTAAACAGTAATAAGTTTACTGAGTACAGTCAGAATAGCTCTGAGGATATGTATCCAGATAAAGAAGTTAATTACACAGGAGGTTGGTATATTTAATATTATGAGTCTAAAAAAGAAAGCAAGTATATATAAGCCTAAAGAAGCTAATATATTAAAACTAAAGAAATACTTAAAAAAGAAAGAAAATGAAGCAGCCATCACTAGTAATGATACCGTTTGCAGATAGGGTACAGAATATACAATTAATAAAACCAGCTACACAAGCTATTTTTCGTAGGTCTTCAGATTCATTTAGTGAACTCTCAAATGGACAGTTGTCACCTATAGGTGTAGGTGAACCGAAAAGGAAGCACGAAGGAGATAAGGTTTCTTATAAAATTGAAAGAGATCATTCAAATTTCTATAAATATAGCTCCGACTTTACTCAATCCTTACATGTTAAAGCGAATGCAGTAATAGAGAGTAATTCTTCTGTAGCTCCAAACGGTAAGCTAGAGGCTGACAACTTAATTGCTTCATCAGAAGTTCTTACAGTTAAATACACTGAGCAAGTTGTGTCTACTTATACTACAGATAAAACTACGTTCTCAATATACGCAAAGGCTAATGGTGAGAATGAGATAAACCTACTTCAAGCTAGAAACTCTGTTCCGTATAACACTTGGGGTAGTGCTTCATTTAACTTGGATACTGGCACTGTTGTGAACAACTCTGCTGGAGAAGCTAGTATAGAGTACGTTACAAATGGTTGGTATAGAATATCTGTAACAGGAACACCTACTAATACTGGTTCTCAGAAATACAGAGTAACATTGGGTGATGGCGGATCAATAAACGGATACCCTGACTTAGGTGTTTTAATCTGGGGAGGTCAAGTTGAGAAAGAAGTCAAGCCCCTAAGTTTAATAGAAACAGATAGTTCAACAGTAAGTGCTGGTGGAGATGATTTCTGGATTTCTTCGATTTCTCAATATACAGGTCAATATGAGGGAGCTTATTATTTTGATGTTAGGTTTGATGATTTGGAAGACTCTAATGGTAAACTTACATTTACAGATGGAACTAACAATAATAGGATTCAAGTATTGTCTCAATCAAACGGAACAAGTATTCAAGTTCTGGTAGAGAAAGATAACGACTTATTTACTCACGTTGAAACCGTAGATGCTTACAGTAAGAATGTAAAAGTTATGGTTTACTTTAAAGGCAATCAAACTAAAATATCAATAAATGGAGAAACTGTTGCTACAGATACATCTTCAACTGACAACTTTGGTGAAATAATATCATTTATTACTGGTAACACAAGTTACAATGATAACTCAACTAAATTTAGCGGTTTAATAAGTGACATTAGAGCTTATCAAATGGAATTAACTGATGTTGAAGCTAATTACCTCACAAGTATTTAAAAGAAATCAAACATCAAGATGTTAGCTCGTTATAAAAATAAACATAATAAAATGGAATGGAGATCTACAGCATTAATTAACGTTGCGTCCTTAGGGCTTTCACTAACACAGATAGACCAGACGGTGAAAATAACTGCAATGGGTGTTGGTATAGTGTGGACTTTGATACAAATAGTAAACGGTATAAACGTTTTTCTTGATAGAAGAGCTAGGATTAATGAAAAAAACACAGAAAATGACTAAGAACTTTAGCTTAAGTGAATTTAAATGTAAGTGTGGTTGTGAAATGCCAGATAACGTTAAAGAGAACGTTAAAGTACTTGCTGAGAATCTACAGATAGTTAGAGGTATCTTAAATGAACCCATAAGAATAAACAGTGCTTACAGGTGTGTAGCTCACAATAAAGATATTGGTGGAGTTTCAAACTCGCAGCATATTCTAGGTAAAGCTAGTGACGTGGTTATCAGTAATATATCTCCAGATAAAGTTTACACAGCTTTAGATAGATTAATGGATGGTAAGTTTATATCTCAAGGAGGACTTGGTAAATACAATACATTTACACATTACGACATAAGAGGGCATGAGGCTCGATGGTCGAACGTTTAATATTCTGGGGTATGTTTAACATGAAGGGGGTCTATTTAGGTTTATTACTAATAACTTTAATAAGCTGTAAGAGCTATGAATATGAAGTTTCAGATAGGCTACAGCCTTATGTAGACGAGTATTTTGAAATACTAGCTGAGAACGATATCAAAGTTAAGAAGAGAGACTTTAAAGTAGTCTTTGATCCTAGCTTAGTTAAAACTCCTTACGCTGGTGTAGCTCACGGTATGTTCGATCCTAATAGAGTTGAAGTATCTGTACACCCTTACTATTGGAATCATTTAAATGAACGACAAAAGAAAATACTTGTATTTCACGAACTAAGTCACGATCTATTTGATTCACTACATACAAACGATGTATTCTTAATGCAACCTAGAATGCATGATAGATTTACAGCTAAAATGGTTGATTGGGATAAAGCCATTAAAGAACTTATAAAATATATTAAAGATGCCAGATAAGAAAAAAACATATAAAGAAATACACGGATCAACTAGAGTTGGTGATTTCCTTAGGAGTTTAGACTTTAAGAAGATAGCTGATGTAGCTTTAAACGTAGCTTCAGGTGATCTTAAAGGAGCTATGGAAGCAATCAAATCAGATCCTAACGCTTTAACAGAAGAGCAAAGACAATATGCTTTAAAGTTAATAGAGTTAGATTTAGAGGATATGAAAGGAGTATCTCAAAGATGGTCTGCTGATATGAACTCAGATTCATTCTTGTCTAAGAACGTTAGACCCTTAACTCTTATATTCCTAACTGTTATGACTATGGTGCTTATCATAGGTGACTCTTACGGTATGAACTTTAATGTAGATAGTGGCTGGGTTGATTTACTTAAGACACTACTAGTAACTGTTTTTGTTGCTTACTTTGGAGGTCGATCCTTTGAGAAGACAAAGAGATTATAATACATCTCTGTATTCAGCGATAAAGTCCCATACCTCATCCATTGTTTTGTTATACTCATCCTCATATCTAATAAGTGGAGTACCATTTTGAAGTTCTGCTAGATCTGTTAGAAGTCTAATTGCTTCTTTAAGTTGTTGTTTAATCATTTGTTATTTATTTGTTATTTATAAGTCGCACTAATATACAACTACTAAAACACCAGACGAAGTCTGAGGAGTAGCTATAATAAGGTATTAAAAAATAATATAATTATCCCTTATACAAGTATACTTCGATCAATCCGCATTTGTTATGCGGTGTAACCTTCTTTATAAGAAAGAGTGAATATACAAAAAAGAAAATGTTTCACACTATAAAAAGTGTTAAAGTTTTGTAAATATTTATATTTCAATCTGGAATACACCTATCCTGTCTACAAATAAATTTCTTTATATATATATATCTTAGCTACTCCGTAGGGTAGCATCTGGAGATGCCTTAAAAGATATAATGGTTGAATTATCTTAATAACTTAAGTCGAAGTTACAAAAAATATTTGACATATGCAAGTTTATTTACGAAAACTTACGAAAACTATTATTTATAAGTATTTATAATACATAGCTAGAATACTAGTATTTAGTTGTATATTGGAGTATGTATAATACGGAAGCACATAAACCAGAATACACTTTTGATTACACAGAGGCAGACGATAAGGAGGGATTGAAGAATATACTCTGGAGTCAGTTTGGTTGTAAGTGTTTCAGATGTAATGTAAAGAGTGGAAAGAACTACATGGAAAGGTTGCCAGTCTATATATTAGACGATATAGCTAGAGAAGAGAGAATGAGGTTTCAAATAGGTTTAGGTTATACGTGTAAAGAAAACTCGAAAACGTTAACATTAACTACAAAGAATCCACATAGAGTTGGTTTAGGTGTAAGGGTTAATATAAAGGACAGTGTTAAACGAATGAAATTAATAAGGGGTTTAATAATGCGAGGTGTTACTAGGATAGGTATTTATACAGACTATATATACTATGACACGGATAGTTTGAAAGAAATGGGCTTCTTTATTAAGTCTTAGGGCGTTTGTTTTGTTTTATTTTAAGAAGGAGATCGAACTTTTATTAGTTTTTTCTCCTTTTTTATGCGATAAAGTTTGGTATATCGAATAATAATTCGTATGTTTGTACCATCAATAACGATAAACACTATAACAATGAAAGCAAAAAAACAATTTTGGAACACAGGTGTCAATCCTATCTTAGGATATAGATACGAGTCAATGGGTCAGCAGACCTATGCTAAACAAACCTTTTACTCACAACACGAACAAAACACTTCATTATGTACGAAGTAATTTTATACGGAGCTGTATTGACAGTAGATGGTGACTATGACAAAGGTAGTAGTCGCTGTAACGCTCTAGACGAAGAGCAAGGACATTCATTTGAGACTCATACAGTATTAGCTCAGGAGACAGATATAACAGACATCGTGATGATTGCTGGAGAGTTATCTACCATAGATGCACTAGTATTAGATAAATACTTCTCATAATGTCTTATGAAGACGATAGAGAGCGTGACTTATGGTTTGAGTCAGCCTCAAGGAAAGTTTTAGAGTGGTCAGATTTAAAGCCAGATAATAAAGACTTAGCAGATTTAGTAAAGGGACTATCTATAGTCGGAGTACATTACATTAAAATGCAAAAGGAACTTAAAGAGCTTAAATACTTACACACTAGAAGAGAGAATGAAATAAAGGAATTAGTAACTAAAGCAATAACACTTATAAAATAAAACAATTATGACGAACAAGACAGCAGAACAAATAGTAGAATACGCAAGAGCTAATCCAGATATGTCATGCGGTGGCAGATGGTCGGATTGCTGTGCATTACCAGCTTCAGAATTATCAGATGATATATGTGATGGATGTGGAGAAAATGCAGAATTCACAGATCATGAATAAAGAGTACATAGACGACTTAGTTAATAGACTCGTTCAACTAGTTAATGACAACTTAATGATGAGAGCTACTATACAGAGGAAGATGGAACAAATAGCAATGCTAGAAGCAAAATTAAACAATAACAAATTAAAACAATAACTATGAAAGATTTAATATCATTTAAGAACGCACAGATTGAAGCACTACAAATAGCAATATCTGAGTCAGACGCTTATGTTATGCAGTTAGAATCATTTATCTTTGAATTAACGGATAAGGATTCACCTGAAGAGTATAAAGCGGTAATTAGAAACGAAATATTTAATATACAAGAAAATGAGCAATAGAGATAAAGAGATATTCGACTTAGTTAGTCACACCATGTTTGATGATATAGGTTATGACAAAGTAACTGACGAACAGAAGGTAGCAGTTAGATTAGAGATACTTAAAAGGCAATTAACTCAAAATAAGTTATAAATAATTAGGTAGATCCATTTAATTGTTGTATGTTTGCAATTCAATAATAATAAAACAAAAACAATATGACATTTCACGACAAAGTAGTTCAGGTGCAATCTACATTAAAAGCACCAAAGAATCAACGTAACAATTTCGGTAAGTATAACTACAGAAGTTGCGAGGATATTTTAGAAGCAGTAAAACCATTACTTAATGACGTAGGTCTAACTCTGATGATAACTGATGAGATTAAAGAAGTAGGTGGATTAGTGTTTGTAGAAGCAAGAGCAGTATTATTTGATGCTGAAGGACGTATTGAGACAACAGCTCAAGCTGGAGTCGATCCCAACCGTAAAGGGATGGACATAGCTCAATCATTCGGTTCAAGTAGTTCATATGCTCGTAAGTACGCTCTAAACGGTTTATTCTTAATTGATGACACCAAGGATGCTGATGCGACAAACAGTCACTCAGATAACCGTAAGTGGCTTATGAAGGGTAGTACTGAGTTTACTAAAGCTAAGACGTTCTTAGAAGGAGGTGGAAGTGTAGCTGACATCGAGAAAAAGTATAAGTTATCAGCAGAGGTAAAAAGTTTATTAAAATAAGTAGTAAAAAATTAGGTGGTGTGAATTATATTTCGTATGTTTGCACCATCATAAAACAAATCAATTATTAATTAGTGGCATAAGTAAGTCCACAAAAAACAAAACAATTATGGCGGGATTAATTTCAGTATCAATCAATGTAGCAGATTTACCAAAAGAGAAATTTGTAGTAGGTAAGAAGGGAACGTATTATAACTTCACTATATCAGTGAATGACGATACAAACCAATTTGGACAGAATGTAAGTCTATTCGATTCTCAGACTAAAGAAGAGAGAGAAGCTAAGAAGTCTAAGACTTATATCGGAAACGGTAAGGTTGTGTGGACAGAT